CTAATTTAAGAGGTCTATTTCATTTAGTTTTTCTATTATATTTTTGCTCATTTCTTCAGTTACATGAGAATATATAGAAAGAGTTGTTTGAGGGTTATTATGACCCACTCTTTCCATGATGGACTTCAAAGGTATTCCAAGCTCAGTTAATAAAGCAATATGAGTATGCCTGAAAATATGTGTACTTAAATTTTTAGATGAATTTATTTTTTTTAGTCTGCTATTCACAACAGAAATGTTATATGGTTTATTGTTTTTATAAATAAATATATAATTATCTTTGCTTATTTTATCCTTTGGATATTTTAAAGGATATTCATCAATTATTTGAAGACATCTTTTTGGTAGCGTGATTTTTCTATCTGAATAAATATTTTTAGTTGTTGTTTTAGAGTTAGAAACACTATCCCATGTCCCGTTTATATGTAAAACATTATTTTCAATATTCTTGCTTTGAATCGCTACACATTCTCCAAATCTTAGACCTGTAAGTGACATAAATTCAATTAATAATGAGGTTGATTTATCAATTACTGCCATATCTTTTATGACCTGTTTTAATTCGCTACGCTCAAGATATTTTTCTTTTTTCTTTTCTCTTTGTTCTAGGGTTAAGACTTTCTTTTTGATTTTCACATTAGAAATAGGATTAACTGCTAGATATTCTTTTGATATAGCATAATCTAAAACCATGTTAAAAGAAGCTTTAAGTGTCTTGATATAAGAATAAGAATAATTTTCTTTATAATATAGTTTTTCCAAAATCTCTAAAATAAAAACAGAGTTAACGTCTGATAATAAAGTCTCTTCACTAACTAAACTTCTAATTTTTTTCTTTGCTGTATCTCTTAGTGAGGCAGTTTTAGCTTTTACTGTTTCTTCATAAATTGAAAAATACTCATCTTGGACTTCCCAGAAAGTGATAGAAGCTATTTTATTTTGCTCATCTTCAATTTTTTGTTTTTCTTTTTCAAGCTTTGCATCTATTTTATTATACAATAGCCTAGAAGCTTCATTTTGCGCCCTAGAGCTATTTTTATCTAGTGTTACTGATACTTTCCTTGTCTTACCTTTAGTATCTGTATAGCGCTCACAATACTTATATTTGCCATTAGGTAAATCTTCTACCCACATTTGCTTTTTATACCTCATTTCTGGTAAAATGGTATAGTAAAAAGCTTATTAAAAGCTTTTGCACTACTTTATAGTTTAAATCCACCCTCGTCCGTCCAAAGATAGGGTGGATTTTTTAGTTTATTCTATTTTATTGTTCCTTTACTCATGCTGAGATTTTGAACCCAGCCACTATCCATGATAGTAGCATCATTTAATTTTGCTTGAAAAGTATAAGTTTGACCAGATGTTAATTTTTTAGCAATGTCATTAGGCATATTGATAGTTACCGTGGTATTCATGAATTGATTGTCTGTGAAGTTACCTGCATCAATTGTTACATCAGTTCCAGTAAACACAGCTTTTGCAACTTTTGATACTGTGCCTTGGAATTCAAGAACTTTTCCTTTGTAAGTATCATCGGCAGCAGCTCCATTAGCTTGGTATGCTTTTACAAGTTCTTCAAAAGTTACTGGTGTTGCAGAAACTGTTTTAGAAGAAGCCTTCGGTTTTGATGAAGAACTTTTTGAAGTAACTTTAGTTTCATCTTTTTTAGTATCCGCAGTAGAAACAGAGGTAGAAGTTTCCGTTTTTTTAGATTCTTTTGATTTCGAGTCACCAAGAAAAGATATCCCAATAACAAACAACAGGAAGCCAATCAGAAGTATTATCATAGGTTTTTTATGTGATTTCTTTTTAATATAGCTAATTATAAGCATTACTAAACCTACAATGAAAGCCAAAAAACCCACTAATCCAATAAATGCACTCATAAAATTTCTCCTAACTAGCTTTTAACGAGGTTCAAGATATTGCTCGTAGTTTTTATTTAAATAGCTTCATGATATTCAGCAGTATACTCTTCAATAACTGATTCGCATATCCACTTAAGTTTATTATTGAGTTCATACGCATCCATGAACTGACTGATATTAATTTCATTTGGTTCTGGTGCAAAATCCCATTTAGAAAGCCATTCATTGAATCTGTGAACTACCATGAATCGGTCAGCTTGTGCCTCTTGCTTACTCCCAAACATTTTAGAATGGCAATTATAATGGGTGTGTCCACAATAACAGTGCCCTAATTCATGAAGAATAACATTTTCTTGTTCTATTATCGTCAAATCATCTCTGATATAGATGATATCATATTCAGGAAGATATAATCCTTTAATATCATCAATTAATACAACATCATTTTCTGATGGAATGAAATATATAATTTCAGCACCAAGCTCTCGAGAAAGCTCTCTAAGTTTACTCATAAATCGCCTTTATCAATTTTTTCTTTAAGAGTATTTTTCAACAAACGTTTGAAGAATTCTTTATCATTATCGTTAAGCTGTCCACCGCCATAGGCACTAGCTTTACTTATTTGTTCTTCAAGATATTCATCGCTCAGACGGTAATCTTCTATTTGTTTAACTTTATCTTGCTCTAGCTTTTGTTCGTCTAATTGAGCAGTTGCAAAGTTTAGAACTTTTTCTTGACGTGGTTTAGTAAGCTCAGAACTAACTTGACTGATTTTAGGCAAAATTGTATCGGTTATTTCTTGTTCACCAAACATCAAGTCTCTTGCTTGTATTCCTAATATATTTTCGAGTTCAACCATTTCAAACATTTTAGGATTTCTTTCTCCACTTTCCCATCTTGATATAGTTGACTTAGTGCGACCAATTTTATCAGCGAGTGCTTGCTGAGAGAGATTAGCTGCTTTTCTTGCTTCTTTAAGTCTTTCTGCAAATGTTATATTTTTCATACTTTATATTATATAGTAAGTGATGCCAAAAAGCAATAAAAAAGTTGACAAAAAACAACCTTAATGGTTGACAAGTTGCAACGACGATGTTATAATTAACTCATAAAGTCAAACAAGCGAACAATCATGGAGCATTCAGTACGGCAGACGGAACAGGCTCAAATGACGGTACACGAAGTATCCACCGCGACGTAAGTAGCAAGTTTGGCAAATAAAAAGCCCCAGAGGGGCAGAAAGGCATTTGAATGATAAGAAATAATTACGAGGATACTATCTATGTAATTTCAGAAAAGCTTAATTCAAAATTAGATGAGCATTTAAATCTATCGAATACTCCGTCCGAAATGTCATTTGATGAAAGTCTAATAAAACTTGCTGAAGTAACACTGGGATTTAATCGTTTACTCATGAAAATCAACGAGAAAAACGCAATGATCAAGGAGTTCGTGAGCGAGAGAAATGGACATTAAACCACGAATAGCATCATTGAGTGACAAATCGTCAAAAATTCTAGGAACATGCGCTTGATGATTACGATATAAGTAAAGGCAAGTTTTAATTGAATTTACAAGGCCATAATATTGGTTTTTCTCATCAATTGTTCTAAGTGGATTCCCTTGAATCATGATTAGCGGTTGTTTATTGATGTTGAAAGCTTGATTGATAAGAGTACCTCCATCCGTGGTCAAATCAGAAATTAATCTTATTCTATCGAATAAACCTTTACAAGATTCAAACACAGCGTGAAAATAGTCTTTTTGTATTAATTCTTTAGTGCAATATTTTGTGACTTCAGAGTGTAATTCAAGTGCTTTAATTCTGCTTTCTAATGTCTCTAAACGTTTTTGTAAATCTGAAAAACTTGAGGTGGCTTCAGTTCTATGAATTTTTGAATCGTCTTCTAACTGATACCCTTTGGCAATTAGAACTGAATTAATTCTCAATAGGAAAGTCTCCCAAGCATTAGAATCATTAATAAAATTACTAGGATTTGCAACATATTCAATTACGTCAAAAAGAACTTTCGTAGTCTGTGTTCTTGATGATACTTTTAATATTGCATATTCAATTCTTTTCCACTTTGTATTTTTGGGGAATGGATCAGGAAGCTTCAGGAAATAGAGCATTCGCCCAATTTTATAACCAGTAAGGTAATTATCTCCTAAAATTCGAGAAATAGATTCAACATCTTGATTATTAATTATGTTCATAAAATCTCCAATATAATTTTAGTTTAGTCACTTACATTATAGCACGGAGTTATGATATCGCTCACAATGAGCAGGGAAGACTGGCGAACAGGTTCGATTCCTGAACTTCCCTTACTGCGAAAGCAGAAATTTAATAAACAGAAAGGAGCCAGTATGGCAGAGAAAAAAACTTATGAGCCACTAGATGAGTTATTAGAATCTACGGGCATGAAGTATTCAGCTATTGCTGAAAAATCAAATATAGATAAAAGCTACCTTTATCGATTACGAAAAAAACCGTCTAAACTGGATGGGGAGTTGATTCTTAGAATTTCTAAGGCAACTGGTATTGATAAAAATAAGCTTTTTGATATTTCATATTTTTTTGCAACAAAAGTTGACAAGTTGCAACAAAAAGCTAGCTAGAAAGGAGTTCATAAATGAACGAATTAATTAAAATTTCGTCAAATGAAAATGACGAACAAGAAGTAACAGTTAAGTCTTCACTTATTGAAGCGAACGAATTAATAAAAGCAGCTTTCTCAGATTATGGAATTCAAAATGAAGACGGAGAACAAATCACTCGAAAAGAATTTGCTGACTTAGTAGGTCAAAAGATTTGGCTTGCTGCTGATATTTTAGGAATTGAATTAGATTAGGAGAAAACAATGAATCAATTAATTACAATCACACAAAACGAAAACAACGACCAAGTAGTAAGCGGTCGTGAACTACATGAATTTTTAGAAGTCAAAACTCCTTATCATATTTGGTTTGAAAGAATGGCAGAATATGGATTTACTGAAAACGTTGATTTTATAGGTTTTGAACAAAAAAGTTCAAAACTAGGTGGTCGTCCAAGTGTTGATCATGCGTTAAAAATTGACATGGCAAAAGAAATTTCCATGATTCAGCGTAACGAAAAAGGGAAACAAGCCCGTCAATATTTCATTGAAGTTGAAAAAGAACTCAAACAACAGCTTTTACCGCAAACCCCCGAACAACAAATCGCATTACTCGCTCAAGGTAACGTGAACTTGAATAAAAAAGTCGAACAAATCGAAAATTCAGTTCTTGATTTGACTGACCGATTCGGACTTCCATCAAATAAAGCTAAAGTTTTGCAAAAGAAAGTAGCAAGCAAAGTTTATATGTTTACTGGCGGTAAATATTCAAATGCTCATAAAAAATTAGGAGCTAAGGTATTCAGAGAGTTTTATAAAGATTTGAACAATCGCTTCGATGTTGTGAAATATAGCGATATTCCATTAAGCCGTTATGACGAAGCAACAGAATATCTTGATATGTGGCAACCATCTTTCAATACAACGCTTGAAATTCGCGGATTGAACTCACAAACTAGTTTTGATTTTGAAGCTTAGAAAGGAGTTCAGATGGAATATAAAGATGATGATTACTTGACTACTCAGCAAGTAGCGGAAAAGTTTTCCATCCATGATCAAACAGTTTATCGACGTAGAAAAGCAATGGAGCTATTTCCACAATTCAAGTCTGGCATTTTCATGAATGGACGTAGATTTCGATACAAAGAAATCAGAGACTTCATGCAGTTTGTAAATACTCCTGAGTATAAGCAAGAACTTAAAAAGCGTCAATCAGTTATCAAATAAGAAGAGGCACTTATGACCTACACATACATAGTCAACCCAGAAACGGGGGAAATCCTGTTTGACCTATTCCACGACTTAATCACACAGAACATTCGAGCAATCAAACTTATTGCTAAGAAATTAAATGCGGTGATCCGCTAGAAAAGAGAGATTTTGAATAAAGAAATAGAAAAGTTAGCTAACAACTATAAAGAAATAATTAACAAAACATCAGATCTTGCTTTGAAGCAAAATGATGGTGATATAAGAAAAGCTCGCAAATGGCTAAAAGAGCAACTGTTTTATACAGCTGATAGGGCCACAAACGAGCTTATCAAATTATCAATAGATAATATTTTAGATTACCACGGTGTTTCTTCTAACGAAACAATTGCTGAAGTTTTATAAGTAGTTTTAAAATCTAGTCCGATAGCAAACCAGTCAGTACTACCAAAAAGTCCCATCAGCCCAATATGTTGATATGATGTTCCTAAATCTGGAGAGTCTATGTTAGAACCTGAAAAAACTCCTTCGGCATAATATCCATCAGGATCTTTATCTAATGAATTCCAAGCGCTTATTCTGGTTTCTTCAGAAATAACGATTGACTCACCATTAGAAAAATGTACTTTAACAGACATCAACTTTCCTCCTTTCCATAAAACTAAGCAAATACCGCAAATATCTGCTCACAGTAATTATAGCACTAGGAGGATTAAAACTCATACATAGAAAGGGCATTAAAAATGTTCGGATTTAAAACAAAAGAAGAAAGTGCGATTCTTGCTGACCATAATAATACGGTTAGAGATATTAAAGAGATGATGGCACTGATTGACCAAATGTCAACCACAATCGCAACACAAGCTCAAATGATTGGTACAAGAGATCAATTGCTTGATGAAGCATATTTAAAACTTGAATCAGCCGAAACAGAATTAATTATTCGTCGCAAGAATGATGAATTTCGTCAAAAATTGGCGGTGATGAAATGAAAAATCAAGAAAAAACAATTAATCATCTTGGACAAGTAGTTTATCAAGAGTCAGTCGAATTTTATAAAGAAAAACTCTCAGTTTACTCAAAAGATTTTCTTCAAAATTCGCTCATCCCTCAGCTTTATGAATGGTCAAATGCTTATAAAGCAGCGATTGAACTGACAAAATAAAAAAGCCCGCACTGGCATGCGGACTAAGACGTGATACATCTTTATATATTTTTATATCTAGATTATATCACGTTTCAACAAAAATAAGAAACGGAGAACATTAAATGACGGAAGAAAAAGAACCGTATAAAGTTAAAAATGATAGTGAACTGAACTGGGTACTTGGTAAATATAAAGAACATCAAATCCAATCTGACGAGTATGAAATTCAAGCTGAAGAATCAAGAAAAGCTATCGAAGAAAAATATAATGCCGAATTGTATGAAATTGAACAGCGCCGTTTAAAACTTCAAGCTGAAGAACAGAAAGAAATGGATTATTTCAAAGGACTGGCTGAACAATATTATTTAACTCTTGAGACAAAGAGCCCCAAGAAAACTATCAACGGTAGCGTTCGATTTTCGAAAAGGGAAAATGTTTCTTATGACGATAATTTGCTTTCAGAGCTTAAAGAAAAAGGGTTCGGCAAATTCATTTCTGTTAAGACTAAAACGACTGAGAGTGTTGATAAAAAGGCACTCAAAGCTTTTGTAAAAGATGGCGGTCAGCTCGTGTCAGAAGATGGCGAAATCGTAGAGGGTTTCAAGTTTGATAAAACAGAAGAATTTACAGTGAAAGTTTGAGGTAAATTATGACTATAAAAATAACTAAAGCAACTGATATTAATCGAACTGAAAATTGGAAAGTACTATTATACGGGAAACCGGGTCTTGGTAAGACAAGTGCAATTAAAGGATTATCTGGAAAAACTTTGGTTCTTGATTTAGACGGCTCGAGTCGTGTCCTTGCAGGCTTAAAAAATGTAGATGTCATTTCATTTAATAGAGAAGAGCCGATTCAATCAATGAAGGAATTCCTCAACGAGTCAAAGAACTTGATTAATGGCTACAATACCCTAGTAATTGATAATCTCACAGCATTTGAGAAAGATTGGTTTGTTGCTCGTGGGTTGAATAGTAAGAATGGGATTCGAAATGAAATTCAAGACTATGGAGATTATACAAATTATTTCTTAAGACTTATCTCAAAAATATATTCTCTACCAATCAATATTTACGCTACGGCATGGGAATCTAAAAGAGATGTTGATTTAGAAGACGGGACGAAGCTGACAGAATATATCCCTGATGTCCGCAATCAAGTTTTAAATCAATTACTTGGACTTACTGATGTGGTAGGAAGAATTCAGGTTAATCCAGCAACTCACGGAAGAGGGGCAATACTTGAAGGAAGTGACGGTGTCTATGCAAAGAATCGTTTAGATGAGCGGATAGCATGCAAAATCGAAGACTTATTTAAGTTTGGTCAACAATCAAAACAAGAAAACACAGAAAACGGAGAACAAAAATAATGAAATTTAACAGAAACGAAATGAGTGCACTTTCAGGACAACAATTCACAGTGGGAGCGCATCTTGCAACAATTACTGATGTTAAAAATCAACAATCTAAAAATGGCGATCCAATGTTCAAGTTTGATATTGAAGGTAATAATGGAGAAACTGCAAATAATTGGTTTTTGTTTGGTAAACCTTGGTCAGACGGCAACTTGCAAAGAATCCTTGTAAGTATTGAAGATAACAACCAAACCATTGCGCCGATTGATTATGGACACAACGAACAAACACTTAACTTCTTGAAAAATAAACGTGTATTTATTTTAGTAAAAGAACGAACTGGGACATATATTGATAAAAACGGAGATGAGAAAGCTGCGACAGGTACTGAAATTAAATCTTTCTTGTCACGACCAGAATTTGCTTCTTTCGGTGGAGGTCAGCAAACACAGCAAAAAGCTAATGACCAATTTGGTGGGTCACCAATGGAAATTTCAGACGACCAACTACCATTCTAACTAAGTTAGTGCTGGAGGGTGGCGTAACGACCGTAAAGTCCATGAGTATTCAGTGCCTGCACATAAACACTCATTGCCAGCTTTTAATTTGAAAAATAAAACTTGAAATAAATATAGAAGAAAGGAGTATAAGGATTGGCAAGACCAACAAAACAAGGAATTGACTATTATCCAAAAGATGTAAAAGCAAAATATGATACCAAATTTAAGTACGTAGAATCAAAGAACTCAGTGATTGCTAGACTTGTAATTTACGAATTATGGGATTTAATTTATGCAGAAAATGGTTACTTTTTAAAGTTTGATAATATCCAAAGAGTTTTATTCTTAGGAGATTTACCAATAAATGATGAGCAGCTCACAGATATTTTAGATAGCTGTTTTGAAATTGGATTATTTGAAAAGGGACTTTTCGATAAATATCAAATACTTACATCTGAAAGCATCCAAAAAAGATATATGGAAGCTGTAGGTCGCAGAGCTAAAGTTCCTATAATTTCCTCTTACTTTTTATTGCCGAAAAACAGTTATCGCAACATTAACTTAGTTAATGACTACATTAACTCAATAAATGATGACAATAACTCGATTAATGACAACATTAATCCACAAAGTAAAGTAAAAGAAAGTAAAGTAAATAAAAGTAAAGTAAAAGAAAATAGAGAAAAGGAAAACAAAACAAATAACCAAGAAATCTTTTCTCGCTTTTTCGAACTATTTTCAAACTTTAATAAAAAAAACATTTCCAAAAGAGCAATGGCTTTACAAGTTTTTCTTGACTTACCCCAATTTCAAAAAGATTGCATTGTAAAAGGCGCTGAGAATTATATTCAAGATTATATAAATAATCATTCGGATGACCCCGATGGTAACTATAGTGTTAATCCTTATGAGTTTTTGGATAATGTAATGTTCATGAATTACCAAGAAGAAGTCAAAGCAGATACTGGATATGACGAGGATTTGGGATTCTAGGAGGAATATATGCAGTCAATGGCAGATGGAATCCGAGAGTTCCATAAAAAGAGAGAAGTTAAAACAGGTCTATTTTGTGAAAAACATCAAGAAACCGAGCTTGTTAGATATAAACATCCAGTAAGTATAGATTATGATCCGTTGATTCATGGAGATTTAGTTGATGGTTTGCAGGTAACCTCAATGAGTTATTGTACAGAATGTGCTAAAGAGGGAATATACCAACATCACCAACAATCAAGTGCTGAAATAAAAGCAAATGAAGATTTCTTGAATAAAAGTAAGTATGGAAAATATAGCTTGCTTAAAACACAAAGCCTTGTGGGCAAGAAATCGCTCTGGTTTGCACGTTTCAACACTTTTAAGGTAAATGGATTAGAAGAACAAAACGTGTTGAATCAGGCCCAAAGAATAGCCAGAGAGTACACTCAAGGTCAGAGGTTTAACACTGTGTTTGTTGGCGGAGCTGGTAGAGGGAAATCTCACTTAGCAATGGCCATCTTGCAAGAAGTAAATGAAAACCTTAAAGATAATAAATTCTCAACATTGTTTATCAATATTAGTGAATTAATTCGAGAAATTAAAAATAGCTGGAATTACTCTGATACCAAGGCAGAAGAAGAGCGACTGACAACATTAATGCGAACAGTTGATTTGCTTGTTATTGATGATTTAGGAACTGAAAGTACGTTTTCTAAAGATAATAGTTGGGTACAGGGTGTTATTTACAATATTTACAATGCAAGAGAAGGCAATACGATTATCACGTCAAATCTTACTGGTAAAGAAATGCGTTCATCTTATGACGATAAAATAGTTTCTCGAATCATGGAAGGCTCAAAAAATAGCGTTATTAAATTTGAGGGAATTACTGACAAGAGGAAAAGTAAATGAAAACAATAATCATTGATCAGTGGGAAAACGAACATTACCCACTCGGAACAATTAAAAAGCAGAAGCTGGCAGAGAAATCTGAGCATGAGATTATTTTTATTCTTAATCGCATGGCTCAGATGCCTGCAATTGTTAGATTTGGAGAAGCGAGTGAAGTTTGAATTTGAATTATATCGGGCTATCAGTAAATCAAAAGATGTTCCAAAAAGTAAAAAATTGATTTTGAATTCTAATGACAGGATGCATTTCCACCAAAAAGCGAAAATAATTCAAGAATTAAAGAGAATTACTTTTAATCAAGTACGAAATCCATTAAACAGCTTAGAGAAGTTGCCGTTATTTGATAGCACACGGGCTTGTAGCGTTACGCTGACAGTCTTTACACCAACCAAACGAAGAAGTGACCCAGACAACTTACAACCGACCTTAAAAGCGATTATGGACGGCTTTACAGAATCAGGGCTTTGGTCAGATGATAATCACGAAGTAGTTAAATTTACAAAATATCAATATGGCGGACTTTCTGGAACAAAAGCTTATCGTCTTGAAGTTGATATCGAGGAGGTTTGAATGACAGCATTCAGAATCATACCAACTGTTAAATTGTTTAACTTAGCTAAGAAAGCAAGATATGACGGTTATGGAAGTAATTCGGTTTATATCACAGTTCGGACTAAAGGAAGCCATGAACTGGTTGAAATTTATCGAGATATTAAATCTGTTTTCAACAACGGAAAAGATATGACTTGGAATCAACTGTTTAATTTTATGGATAAGCAACTGACAGAATCATTAGTTGTGTTTGAATAGCTCTAATTCATGAAAATTACGGTTACATTGAGCGCTTAAACCACTTCACGGATAATTTATCACGAACAACATAAAAGCGCTTAGAAAAAGAATAAAGGCAATAAAATGAATGATGAAAAATTGTTGGAACTCCAAGAATTATTTATAAAAAGATTGAATGAATTATTCCCTTACAAAAATGGAGGGAAACACAAAGATTTTAGTCGGCTTGATGAATTGAATTTATCAACCGAAGACAGAAAACATATCACTATGAGTGCTAATGCGATATTTAAAGCTCGCAGAATCGCTCCAATTCGTTCGCTGACATTGATAGGTCCACTCTTTAGCCCTGACGAGTTCAAGTTGTTTAAAGAAGCTTATGACTATCAGATAGATAAAGCTAAAGTAATTCGCAATGAACGTGCCAAGACGATTCACGCTTACCGAAAAACTATTGGGCGAAGTCCAAAGCCCTTTAGTGGTGGTATTGACAAGGAAAGCTTAATAACAACTGCAGATGGCGAAGAAGTCAAAATTATTAAGCAACTTGAATCAGGTAACTACATTGTAGAATTTGACAATGAAAAAAGACTTCTTGGCCGTGATGACATGAAACTGGCTAAAGCAAAGTATGTAGATTTGATATAAGAAGGAAAATTAGATGACAGTTGAAAGTTTACTAAAAACAATTTCAGAAGGAATGACAGTTAATGTAAAAGATTGCTATGGAAATATGATTATCCGTTTTAAATTTGGAGATGATATCGAAGTATTTTCTGCAAGTTTCCTTTTCCATAAAATCAAAAAAACTGAAATTAAAAATCAATTCGATTTAAATATTTATTTGGAGGACACGAAAAATGACTAAGTTTGAAGAAGAATTTAACTACTTGATTGAATTATCAGGAAAAGTATTACTTGGACAAGTAGATGCTGAAACATTTAAAAAAAACAGAATTGCATTTTTTGAAAAGTATGAAACAGACCAACAGCAAGCCCTGCCAGTCGTGCCTGAAGATGTTGCTGAGTGGATTGAGCATTGCAAGGGTATGGGATATGGTTTAATAGCTGCTTTGACTTTTAAATTAAGTTCTACTATGCATGAAGAGTTATCAACGAAGATTTTAAAATGGTTAGGCAACGAAGGAAATGATGAAACTTTCGCTCTAGCATTCATCACTGGCAAATATCAAGTCGAAAAACCGCAGCTGTTCTATATTGATTTACCAAAAGTTTTTGGATTAAGCGATTCAACCAGCGATTCAACCTTCGTATCAAAAACGGAAAGTGGAATAATCTCAGAATTTACAAAAGGAAAAGATTATGCATTAAAATTAACAGAACAAGAAATCAAGTCAATTGATGAGCGTTACTGGCAGTTTGCTGTGCCTGTGGAGGGCGGAGAATGACAAGAAAATTTAAAAAACTAGACGGAAATGCGACTATTCCAGAACGAGCGACAGAACATAGCGCAGGATATGACATTTCAGCAAGTGAAACAGTTACGATTCAACCTGATGAAATTAAAATGGTAAGCACTGGGCTAGCTGTTCAACTTGGAGATGATGAAGTATTGAAATTATACGACCGTTCAAGTAATCCAGTTAAGCGTGGCATTGCATTGATTAATTCAGTAGGAATTATCGATTCAGATTACTATCCGCAAGAATTTAAAGGCTTATTTATGAACATCTCAAAAGAGCCTGTAACCATTTCTAAAGGTCAAAGAATAATGCAAGGGGTATTTGTCAAATACCTTACAACAGACGATGACAACGCAAATGGAAAGCGTACAGGCGGTTTTGGTAGCACTGGGGAGGTGTAAGAATGACACAAGAAACAGAAAAAGAGCGCATTTATCGTGAAGCACTAGATGAAATAAATAATTTAGCAATTGATGTGGCCATGGATTTTGAAGAAACTGGAATTGGTTCAGTTGATTGCGGAAAAATAATGGATATTGTAAACAAGGCATTTTTTGCAGAAGCAAATCAACAACCTTCCAGCACTGACAAACTTTCGGTTGAAAAACTCCAAGAACAGCTCAACACTGCGAAAAAAGCACTGACAGAAATAGATAGGTCAAGATATGGTATGCAGTTCAGGAGAGATAGAAATCCCAACGTAGCTAGACAAGCACTCGCAGCGATTGGAGGGAATAGATGACAATTACTGAGCAACAATTCTATGACATGCTCAATGTTGATGAACATATGAATTTCACAAATCGAATTCAAGAACTTGTTTTTGATAAAAAAGGACGTGAAGAATTTTACTATAAAATCTTAAATATCAACCATGACATGGGAGTTGATTTCTTTAGAGACTATTTTATGGCTCATTCAGCTGTTTCAGCAAAAGGTCAGCATTATACACCAGATGAACTTGGTAAGCTCACATCGTTGCTTGTAGGTGGTTCTGGAGGTGCTGATTTAACTGGAGCAGGAACAGGAACTCTAATTATCCAAAAATGGCAAGATGACCGAATGAATGCTGACTTTTTTAACTATTTGCCGAGTAACTATTGGTACCAGGCATTAGAATTATCGGATGAAGCTATTTCATTCTTGATTCATGCCTTTGCAATTCGAGGAATGAATGGTGTAATCATTCATGGTGATGCATTGGAAATGGCCGTGAAACAAGTTTATTTCATTCAAAACAGTGCTAATAATCCGATTGGTTTCTCAGAGATAAATGTTATCCCTCACAGCAAAGATGCAATGGAATTTTTAGGGATTCATGAATGGACGGAACAGGCAATTGAACATATTGAAAGTAAATTTCCTGACTGGATTCCACTCACAGAAGAAAAGAAAGGACAGATGAGTTTATTTGAATGAATTATTTCATGAATACTAAGGAGATTTGAATGACAGACAAACAAATATCGCTAGTCAATGACTGGTGGGGAGGGATTGAATGAAAGTAAGAAATGATGTTGCAGATTGGCTAGAATCAAATGATGAACAGACTTTATGTGATGATTTTTTGACAGAAGAACACGAATTTGACAACTATCTAGGAAAACTTGCTTTAAATTTAGGGTACAAATTTGTAACTGATTTTATTGTTGATCTAAAGCGAAATGGATTTGTACGAGAAAGCCAGACGAATACTGGTATGAGGATAGTTAAATGAAACTAATGTGTAAGCTGTTCGGGCATAAGTGGTCTGAACAAAGATATATGTATGGGCCATTTGTTGACGGAATCAAAACAAGGCCTTACAAAAAATGCTTGAGATGCAATGAGTTCGCATGGGATTTCAACCGCTCAGACCTTGACGAGTCTGAGAACGTGTTCGGGTAGGAATGAAAAAAGAGAACAACTAAATGTTCTCTTAATAATTTTTACCTTAGCTAAAAAAACCGTGAATGAGAAAGACAAGCTTGACCAAATAATATACAGTAATCAGCAAGGGGTTAAGTTTTTGCGACAAATTAACTAAAGTTTGAAAATTGAAAGAAGGCATATTGCACCTCACTACACTTAAATTTACAGTCTATGACTGCAGTGTGCATGATCAATCTCCTTAATTATTTTTGTAGGTTTCTCATTCAATAACAGTAACCCAAATACATTATAACACAAAAAAGCCCACTGCAATGGGCTTCGGCAAGAAGTTTTCTAACTTAATTATACCACAAAAGGAGAATTTGATTAATGGCAGATAAGTTAGATAGAATTATTGGAGATTACGTTAATGGCAGACTTGAAGCCAGAATAAAATCAATTGAAAGTAGATATCTTTATAAACAAAAAGTAGATAACTTAGGTATTCGTACGGCTTATTCTGGCGGTTCGGAACAATTGAGCCATGTTATAAATCAAGAAAAGCTCGATAGTGACGAAGAATATCTTAAACTCAAGGAGCAACTAGAGATATTAGACTTCTGGTTTAAGCCTTTGATTCCTGATGAAAAAAGAGTTATTGAGCTAAAATATAGTGGATATGCTGGCTTGTACTGGTACCAAGTAATGCAATATTTAGATATCGAAGGAATTGAAGATATTGGGTTGAAAAAAGCTAAGACAATATTCTATAAGTTTAGAAATGATATCTATCGACAAATGCAACACTGTTTTTAGGGCATATTTTTGGACAAAAATTGGCACGAAATTTCCTAAAATTGGCACCTCAACCCTTGTTTTTGCTGATATACTTGTAGCATGAAGTAAAAGGCATGTAAAGGGCCATGCTAAAATGTAGGAAACGGGCCATTGAAAATGTAGGTTAACTTTAAAATTGTGATAGGCTTTTCCTTATGAGAAAAGACATCCTAGAAAGTATAACCGAACATCTTATGACTGGAATTAAACCTAATTTCGCTGATATTGCCAGACGCTATAATTGTGACTATCGGACGGTCAAACGTTATTATGACCTCGGAAAAGAAAAGACCCTTGAAGAAGCTTCAAAACGAAGGGTCCCACCGTCACTTATTGAGAACTATAAATCAATCATTGAAGATAAACTCAAGCTTGGCTGCTCTGTGCGCTCAATTTACTACTTCATCCAACTAAAAGGCTATCAAGGCTCATATACGACCGTCAAACGCTATGCCAGATTGATTCGAGAATCCTGCAAACATAAAGCAACGATTCGAATTGAAACAACGCCTGGACTTTCTGCTCAAGTCGACTGGAAAGAAAATTTAAAACTGATCTCACGCAATGGTGAAGTGTTTACGATTAATATCTTTCTGTATATTCTTGGCTACTCTCGGATGAAGTATCTTCAATTGACCGTCGACCGTCTCCAACCCACACTCTTTGAGTGTCTCAATCACGCTTTTGAGAAATTCGGAGGTGTCCCTGAAGAAATTTGGTTTGACAATATGAAAACAGTGGTGGACCATTCTAAAAGTCAATTCTCAAATGTTGTTTTCAATGAACGATTCAGGCAGTATGCAAAAGATGCTGGATTTAAACCCATTGCTTGTCGGCCATTCAGACCTCAAACCAAAGGTAAAGTAGAAGCGCTTGCGAGAACTGTTGACCGCCTGCTTGTCTTTAACAATGAGTTTGAAGACCTTGAAGAATTACAAGCACTGGTCCAACAATTGATGGAAGATTTGAATCATAAAGAAATCTCTCAAGCGATTGGAACCTCACCTTCTGAACGTCTTGACCAAGAGGCGTTGAATCTCAAGGCTTTTGATTTAGAGCTTCTCAAAGTTTATAGTCAATTGAGTGTTCCTTTGACTCGAAAAGTCTCTAAAGAGGCACTTGTGATCTTTGAAGGGCGTAAATATTCAGTGCCGGTTAAATATATTGGACAGACCGTAACCTGTGAAAAAGAACAAGAGGACCTTAAAGTCTATTGTGACCAACGCTTGATTGCTCGTCATCCTTTAAGCGACCGTCCCTTTAATTATCGCCGTGAAGATTACGTTGAAATTCTTAAATCAGATGTCTTCAAACATCTTGAAGAAGACGAACTAGAGGCTTATGTGGATGAGAATCTTCAAGCCTACGATTTATTGTGAAGGGAGCGCTTATGACAACTTATCATCAATTACTCAACCAATTGGACCATTTAAAACTCGATCGTGTGCGTCAGCTCTTACCAGAGTTCTTAGATGAGCATGCGGATATTTCCTTAGTAGAGGGCCTTCATGAACTCTTGAGTGAAGAACTTCGTGAACGAGAAGCGCTCCTTCAGGAAAGACGATTAAAAAAAGCCCATCTGCCTTATGAAAAGCGTGTGATGGACTTTGATTTTCAGTTTCAACCGAAAATTAATAAAGCAGAGATTTTAGATTTACATACCTTACGTTTTTTAGATAAGCATGAGAATCTTCTCTTCATTGGCAATAGTGGCGTAGGTAAGACACATTTAGCTATTTCTATCACTTTAGAAGCCCTAGAGAAAGGTTATAGCTCTTACTTTTGTATGAGTACTGAATTAGTGGACCGTTTATTAAGAGCCAATCAAAAAGGAACTTTAGAGCGAGTATTAAAACAGTATGCCAATTATGATGTACTTGTTATTGATGAAGTGGGTTATCTGCCCTTTTCAAGAGATGGAGCGAGTCTTCTCTTTCAACTGATTAATATGAGATATGAAAAGAAATCCACGTTGATTACTACGAATATCCCACTTTCTCAATGGTCTGAGTTTCTTCAAGATAAGAAATTAACGAATGCTTTATTGGACCGCTTGGTTCATCATTCTAAAGTCATTTCTATTACTGGAAAATCTTATAGAATGAAAGACTATAGTGAGAAGAAAACCAAAACCCCAAAAAGTAAATAAAGTGATGGGCCCAAAACCAACAATTTGGGTGGCCCATTTCCTACATTTTCAATGACCCAAAACCAACATTTTTAGATGGCCCTTGACAAAAGGCAAAAGCACAAAATATCATAAGTATCGGTTTGAATTGCTTCATAAGCTTGTTAGGGTTCGACTCCCTGACTTGCTATGTCCAACATTATTTGGGGCTGATAATACTAGTACAGTTGCCGAATAATATTAATAAGTCAGTGCGGTTGGAGCTGACAGCAAGGAATAGAAACGACTTCGCTAATAGAAGTTATAGAGTTCGCGACTCTATCTTGCTATTATATTTTATTATAGGTTGTCCAATGGGCAGCCTTTTATTGTTGGATTCACAAATAAGATAGGAGGGAGGTATGAAACTTACTGAAAAACAGAAGAAGTTTGCAGATTATTATATCGAATCAGGTAACGCAACTCAGGCGGCTATAAAAGCGGGGTATAGTAAGAAAACAGCATACAAAATCGGTGCTGAAAACCTCAGAAAACCTCAGATTAAAAAATACATTGATGAACGAATGGAACAGCTCGCTTCTGAGCGTATTATGAGCGCACAGGAGATACTTGAAAGGCTTAGCCTTATAGCTAATGCAAAAATAAAAGAAACGGTTGTAGTAGCCAATGCAGAGGGTTATTCGGAAGTTGAGAAACCTCCTGACTTTAAGGTTCAAATACAAGCGATGAAGGAACTTCTTAAACGTTATCCTGGTAATGATAAATTACTTGAACAAACTCTTCGAAAACTTACTGCAGAAGCTGATATTGCTGAATTCAAAGCTACAATGATACAATCTGCAACTGATAAATCAACTGAAGAAAAATTGGATGAATTGCTTGGTAAGATTAGTGAGGTTATAGATGATAAGTGATATTTATAGCAAAAAACAAATCGATGTTTTAAAGCAAACAGTAAATAAAGATTGGTTCATTGCTTTACTTCATGGTGCTAAGCGTTCAGGTAAAACAAAGATGAATAATGATTTGTTCTTGTTTGAATTAAGACGTGTTCGTAAAATAGCTGATGAAGAGGGTGTCAAAGAACCTATGTATATTTTGGCCGGTGTTTCATCAAATACAATCAATAAGAACATCCTCCAAGAGCTTTATAACATGTACAATATAGAGCCTAAGTTTGATAAGCATAACAACTTTAAATTATTTGGTGTAAAAGTAGTTCAAGCATACACTGGTAATATCGGTGGAGTTGGTGCTATTCGTGGTATGACTGCTTATGGAGCATATGTTAATGAAGCTTCACTTGCTAAACAAGAAGTATTTGCTGAAATTGTTTCTCGTTGTTCAGGTAATGGTGCAAGAATTCTAGCAGATACTAACCCTGATAATCCTGAGCATTGGTTAAAGAAAGAATATATAGATAAGCCTAACGAAAATGTTAAGGCTTTTCATTTTGAATTAGATGATAATACTTTCTTATCTAAGAGGTACCGTGAAAATATCAAGGCAGCAACGCCAAGCGGAATGTTTTATGACCGTGATATAAAAGGACTTTGGGTATCTGCTGACGGTGTGGTTTATCAAGACTTTGATAGCAACAAACATTATATACAATCCAAAGACTTGCCTAAACTATCAACATTCTATTGCGGTGTTGACTGGGGGTATGAACACTGGGGTTCAATTGTTGTTATCGGAGAAACGGACGATGGAACAGCTTATTTAATCGAAGAGCACGCTAAACAACATGAAGAAATTGATTATTGGGTAGATATAGCAAAAGAGATTCAAGAACGTTATGGTTCAAGAGTCCCCTTCTACTGCGATTCTGCTCGTCCTGAACATGTTGATAGATTCAAACGAGAACACATTGAAGCGTTTAATGGAGACAAAGCACGTTTAACTGGTGTTGAAGCAGTCGCTCGTAGGTTTAAGAAAGATAAGCTGTTTATTTGTAGAGATAAAGTCGAGAAATTCCCTAATGAGATTTATCAATATGTTTGGGATGAAAAAAAGGGAGAACCAATAAAACTTTTTGATGATGTACTTGACTCTTTGCGATATGCAATTTACACCAATGAGGTAAGAAATGGCAAGACCGCTGAAATTGTGAGCAAAGTACAATTTGGTCTTTACTAAAGGAGAAACATGGCAATTAAAATAAATAGAGAGATGGCAGGGAATTTAAATAGTCCTACTTCAGAACTGCTAAATTATTGTATCTCTCAACATTTAAGTACTATAGGGAGATTAGACAAACTATCCGATTATTATGACGGCGAACAAGATATTTTAAAGCGAACAAAAGATAATGATGCAATTCCTAACAATAAAGTTGTTATAAATCACGCAAAGTATGTGACTGATATGAATGTTGGTTTTATGGTAGGGAACCCAGTTGCTTATACAAGTAGCGATGACATTCAATCTATTCTTGACGCTTATACAAAAGTTGATATTGTCTCTCATGATACTGAACTTGAAAAAGATTTGTCAGTATTTGGCATAGGCTACGAGCTGATTTATTTAAATGAAGATAAACAAATAGGTAAAACATTTGCTGATATTAAATGTATTGATCCAAGAGGAATCTTTCTTGTTACAGATGATACGATTGATGCAAATCCTTTATTTGCGGTCCATTATCAAAAGGTATATAACTTGCAAGGAGCTATTGATCACTATCTTGTCAAATATTATAACGATAATTGGGTGATAACATATAGAGCTGCTTCAATTGGTTTCGGAGATTATGAATTAATCAAAGCACTTCCGCATTATTTTAAAGCAGTACCTGTTATTGAATATCGTAACAACGAAGAACGACAAGGGGATTTTGAGCAAGCAATTAGTTTAATTGATGCTTATAACTTGCTTCAGTCTGACAGATTGAACGATAAAGAAGCTTTTGTTGATGCAATTCTTTTTATCCGTGGGTTTACCTTAAAGGATGGAGATGGTGCTAGGCTAGCAAAAGAAAAGATAATGCAGACATCATTTAAACCTGGTGAAGTAGATGCTAGTTATCTTACCAAACAAATGGATGAAAATTCAGTGGCTGTCTTGCGTGATGCATTACTCGAAGATATTCATAAAGTGACTTATGTGCCCAATATGAATGATAAAAACTTCTCAGGAAATGTTTCAGGCGAAGCAATGAAATACAAACTCTTTGGCTTGCTACAGCTTATGTCAGTTAAAGAGCGATATATGATAAAAGGGCTTAGACAACGTTTGATTCTCTTTGCCAATTATTTAGAAATAAGCAATAACAATGTTGATATTGACGGTATTAAGATTAATCTCAAACCTAATTTACCAATCAATACAACTGATATTATTAATCAAATTGTTCAGGCGCACCAAGCAGGAATCCTACCTCTTAAAGTGTTGCTTTCATGGCTTCCAGATATTGATAATGTCGATGAAGTTCTTGAACAGTTACAAGAAGAAAAAGAGGACGCTATCGAACTCAATCAGAAAGCTATGGGCGTTCAGTCAGGAGATAGCCACTCTAATCTTGATGATCCACCTGATGAAAATGAGGAAGAAAATCAAGATAACAACAATAAACAGTCTGGTAATCAGACAGATCAAAAAGGAGACCAAGAAAATGGCCAAAACAAAAACAACAAAAAACAAAACTCAAAAAACTAATACTAAAGCAGCAAAAACCCCTAAAGTAACTAAAACTAAGGCAAAAACTGCTTCTAAAACAGCTACTACCAAAAAGAAAGTAGTCAAAAAACCAGTAACAAAAACAAAAAAATCTAAATAAATACAACTTTCAATAAAATATAGAAAGATATGGTAAATAAAATGGGATTTGAACTTAGTGATAAAACTATTGAAAAACTTAACATAATCGGCGAAGATTTCGCTAAACTCCTAACCGAACGAGCAGCTAAAGAGCAAAACGAATTGACAGAGGCTTTTAGAGCCACTGCTATAAATGGAAAATCTCTTTATGATGAATGCTTAAAACAAGGATTCGATAAAGATGAAGCTATTAAATTTTCAGTTGAATTTCTTGTTGGTCTTTCGAAATGATTACTGCCAAATTCAAAAAGAAAAACAATCAAATTTATTGGTATCAAGTGACTGGACATGCAGGATTTGCAAATATAGGTAATGATATTGTATGTGCTGGGGTTTCTGTCTTATATATCACAGTTACCAATGCTTTGTTATCATTTGGGAAAACTTTTGAACGTGAAGAAGGATATTTTATACTTGATCCAACGGATAAAGAACTAGCAAGCCTTAAGATACTTTATGATGGAATAGTTTCAATAGCCGAACAATATCCTGAACATATAAAAGTAGAGGAGTAAAAAGAATGTCTGACTACTGGCAAAAAAGAGCGATTAAAGCCGAAAAGAAAGTAAATGACGGTGCTAAACAGCTTGAGGAAGTCGTAGCGCAGGCATACAAACAAGCTCAGTCATATTTAACGAAACAGATTGCTAAATTATTTAATCGAACTAAGCAACAAACAGAACTGACAGATGATGAAGCAAAAAGAATGCTTAATGAAACTGTTCCTGTTTCTGAATTAGTTGAGCTTAGAAGATTAGCTAAAGATATCAGTAACCCTGACTTGCAAAGAGAAGCTAAAAAGCGGCTCACAGGACTAGCGCTTAAATCAAGAATTACTCGTGCAGAAGATTTAAAAGCAAAGTCTTATCTAGTAACAAAACAAATTGCAGATGTTCAGCTTGATAAGCAGACATCTTTTTATGTTGATACGATAGATGAAGCTTACAAAGAAACTACTGCAGAAACGATTATTCGTGAAGCTCAAGCAAATGCTAAGAATGGCATTGTTAAAGAAGTCTGGAATAAAAAAGACTATAAGTTCAAAGAACTATCTACTAAATCTGTGGAAAACATACTTGATAGTCACTGGCTAGGAAGTAATTACTCTAAAAGATTATGGGGAGATACTGAAGCCTTAGCCAAACGATTAGAACAGCTCTTCACGGTTGAAGCTTTAACTGGGATGAGTGAGTTTCAAATGGCAAAGGCAATTGCTGGTGAATTTGACCGCTCAGTTAACGTTGCTAGGCGTTTGATTCGTACTGAAGCGAATTATATGGCGAACCAAGCAAAGCTCAAATCGTGGCAAAACAATGGCGTTGAGAAGTATCAAATCATTGCTATCTTGGATTTGAGAACATCACAAATTTGTCGTCATAAAGACCATAAAGTCTTTCTAGTATCTGAAGCAGTTGTAAATGGTGCAGAAGGTACATATCCACCTTTTCATCCTTGGTGTCGTTCAGTTGCTTCAATGTATTCAGAGCGACTAAACAACATACCTCGCAAGGCACTTGACCCTATCACTGGTAAAACATTTGATATTAAAGGAAGTACAACTTACAACGAATGGATGGTTAAATTAAAATCAATGCATCCAGATGTTGAATTTCATTGAAGCTTAGAGGTATAATTATTTGAGGTGAAATTATGAGTATATTAATAATTGGAGACGATGATTATCCTACTAAGGGTTTATCAACTAGGATGGCGGATAAATATTGTGGGTTTGACATTGCAGCGTTCATACCTTCCGAAATATCAGATAAAATTGATGCTTTTAGAAGAGTTATTAGTCTAATTTATGGAAAAATAGAAGCAGAACAACAAATTGGAAAATGGGCGACCCTTTCAAAAATTGGAACTGAAGTTGCGTTAGAAATATTGCAAGAAAAAGATGTGATGCTTGTTAATAAAAAACATAATTGCTGTAAAATAAAAAAGTTCCTTAAAGAAAACTGCCATTATAAAACTGTAATTTTATTAGGAGGGGAAGCTTATAAGTTTAAGAATACATTAGAAAAACTTTCTATCGGTTTAACAATATTAAGCTACCCTCATCCATCGGAAAGAAGTGGCGACTCAATATATTGGAGAGACATAGATTATATTGATATAGGCACAAAATATAATAAAAAAGAAGATTTGAAAAAGGTATTTATTATAGAAAAAAATAAGTAGAAAAAATATAGAGCGTTTGTCACTGACAGGCGCTTTTCTTATGCTCAAAGGAGGGCAGAATGGATTATAAAGAAAAAATATTAGAATTACTAAATGATGAAAAGTATCAAATAAAAGAGTGGAGTCAATCGAATAAAGAGTTAAATGATTGCTTAGAAGTGGAAGTAACTTTTAAATATAAAGTCCCACTACCAGAAAGTAGTGGGAAAGAACTTTAAAATTTAGGCAAGCTTAGTAAATTATCCAAAATAGAGTCGTTTTTTGCAGTACGAATGTATGGGTCTCGGCCTGTTGGATGAACAGTTTCTACAATTGCTTTGGAACCATCGGATTCTGTGAAATAGTAGTATTCAAAAGGATGATCAATCCATTTTACAACCTCTTCAACAGTTTCTACCTTGCCATCTTGTAGACGAACATGAGTTATTTTTTCTGGTAGTGCAGTATATCCTTCTGCCATTCGGATATGTGTAATTCTAAAAGACATTTAACTCTCCTCTCTAATATATACTAGGCAAATGAGCCAGTAATTTAATTATAGCAAATAACTTTTAAGCCCTTGGTATTCCATGGGCTTTTCTTATGTCCAAGCGTGATGACTTTAAAAGCTTCGGAAGTGCAAGCATTGAACCACTTTAAAAGCAATTGGAAAGGATTAATAACATGATTGAAAAATTACTTAAGTTCAACTTACAACGCTTTGCAGAAGAAGGAGACCCACAGGACCCTGCAGACCCTAAAACTCCTGAATTCAACGCTGACAGTTTGACTGATGAACAAGTTGCAACAATCAAAGAAAAGTTTGGTCTTAAAGATGATACTGATGTTGATTCAATTGTTAAGTCTAAACGAAGTCGTTGGCAGAAGGAACTTGAAGAAGAAAAAAACGAAGCTGCTCGACTTGCCAAACTTTCGGAAGAAGAACGCCAACAAGCGCTGATTCAAAAAGAAAAAGATGACTTTGAAAAAGAAAAAGCCACCTTTCGTCAAGAACAGTTGCTTGTAGAAAAAGGCAAACAACTTCAAGAAATCGGTATTCCAAGTGCTTTCGCTGCTCGTATTCAAGGAAATACTGCTGAGGAAGCTATTAAAGATGTCAAATCTTTCAAAGCTGAATGGGATAAAGCCGTAGAAGCAGCAGTTAACGAAAAACTCAAAGCTTCTGTTGATACTCCGCTTGGTGGAGGTGCCACACCAGGGAAACCAGTTGATATTTCAACTTTAACTTATGAAGAAGCGCTGGCACTGAAAAAAACAAATCCAAAAGCCTATGAACAGGCTACAAAATAAGGAGAAAAAACATGAAAAACAAAAAACTAAAATTCAACTTGCAACGCTTTTCTGGCGATGTAGTAACGTTCTTGAACTCACAAGTTGACCCCGAAGTTATGGGACAAATGGTAGCTGCTCAATTGCCTAAAGCTATTAAGTTCTCAGGAATTGCTCCAATCGACACAACTCTTGCTGGTCAACCAGGTTCAACAATTACATTGCCTAAATTTAAATACTCTGGTGATGCTAAAGTCGTTGCCGAAGGTGCTGCAATTCAAATGGACGAATTACAAACTGCAACTCAAACTGCCACAATCAAAAAAGTTGCTAAAGGGATGGCTATTACTGATGAAGCGGTGCTTTCAGGTTATGGTGATCCAGTTGGGGAAATTCAACGTCAAATCCGTATGGCCATTGCATCGGCTGTAGACAATGAAATTGTAGCAGTTGCTGGTACTGCAGCCCTTACTGTAGTATCCGATGTTAACCTTAATTTGATTGACAAATTAGAAAATACATTTGTTGAAGCTCCTGATGCGCTCGAAGAACAAGGATTTACTCAAGGAGTCCTTTTTGTTTCATATAAAGATGCTGCAACTTTGCGCCAAGCAGCTGGTGTTAATTGGACCCGCGCTTCAGAACTCGGAGATAATATCCTTGTTTCTGGTGCATTTGGTGAAGTCCTTGGTTGGACCATTGTTCGTTCTAAAAAAATCAAAGACGGTTCACCAATCGCTGTTAAACCAGGTGCAATGAAAACATTCTTAAAACGTGATGTTCTTGTTGAATTTGATCGTGAAATTACTAAGAAAGTAACACAATTCACTGGTGATGAGCATTATGTTGTTGCAATCGTTGATGAAACAAAAATCGTTCGTGTTCAAGCTTCACCAATTTCTGTAACAGGAGTTACCATTTCACAAAAAACAGCTTCTATGAAAGTTGGAGCTACTAAAGAATTATCAGCAAAAGTTGCCCCAGATAATGCAACTAATAAAGCTGTTACTTATTCTTCTAGCGCTAACAATATTGCAACAGTAAATTCTGATGGTAAAGTCACAGCCATTGCAGAAGGTACAGCAAATATCACTGTAACTACCACTGACGGCTCGAGAACTGATGTATGTGCAGTAACTGTTACAAAATAGAATAATGAAATGAGGTAATCATGGAAGAGAATGAACCAAAAACTAAAGCAATTGAACGTTTAAAAACTGATTTGGGCGTTGACGACAATAAAGCTACTGGTTTAATTGAGGATGCGGTTATTCTCGTCCTTGATTATACGAATCAGGATAAGATGTTAGATTCAATGTGGCTGTATGCTCGTCAGTTAGCCACAATTACTTTTAATCGTGAAAGCACAGAGGGAGAGTCTAGTCGTTCAGAAGGTGGCGTTTCTCAATCCTTTATTGAAGATATTCCTTTAAATATCCAGCGTGGCTTGAATCGTTATCGACTCGGAAAGGTGGTTAGTTTTTATGCGCCTGATGAAACGTGACTTAACAACGGTTTATTTGAAAAGGATAGACCCAAACAACACGCAAGATGAGGAGGGAAACGATCAAGTTAATTATCTTGCTCCAATTGCTCTTGAAATGAATGTTCAGTCCGCAAGTGGTGCTGTCAATGCCACAATATATGGTTCAAAGCTTTCAAGCATGAAATCATGTAAGTATCAAGGTGATGAGCTAAAAGAAGGTAGAGACGAAAACAGCGGTGTTTGCGTGTATGTTGATAAGGACGGTAACCCTGATTATAAAATCAATTCGATTCAACCTTATTCTACACACATCAATGTGATGTTAGAAAGGAACGATGACATTGGGAGTTGAAATTAAAGGTTTGGACAGGCTTAAACGAAAAATTAATGCGATGCCTAAAATCTTAAATGACGCTGTAAATGATGCGACTTACGAAATCACAGAGTTGGTTCGTTCTGCAGCAGAATTAAGAATAGCTTCTAGTATGAAATTCAGTTCTGGAGAATTGCTTGGGAGTCTAAAGACTGAGGTTGTAGAAAATGCGGAAGGTAAAATAGTTGGGCGTGTCTGGTCGGATAAAGCTCAAGCCATTTATCGTGAGTTTGGTACTGGTCCAAATGGTCAAGCAAGTTCTAAAGATTTACCAGAAGGTGTTAACCCAGTTTATACTCAAACTCGTTGGTTTATTCCAGCTGAGGAAGTTGGAATTGATTTGAATGAAATCTATGGCATGCCTAAGATTACTATTCAAGGCAAAGAATTCTACATCACAAGTGGTCAACCAGCAAGACCTTTCTTATATCCATCATTGAAAGAGATCCTTCCGCAAATGCCTGAGATATACAAAGAGCACGTTCAAAAGAAATTGAGGGAGCTTAAATAATGGAAAGAGTAAATATTAAAGTTGCTACTGTTTCCGTTTTAAATGGGATATCTGAGATTAAAAAAGTAGCAACTGATTATCCGTCAACTTGGAATGATTTTCCTACAGCTATTTACAGAACGGTTAACAACCCACATTTTGTAGATGGAAGTGGAGAGGAACTTCAAACAAAATGGTCAATCACAATAGAATTGTATTCTAAAAGTAGTTTGACTACTATCGTTAATAATGTCATCGAACGATTTGGTGATATTGGTTTTACAGGCACGCAAAGAGATGCTAATACAGCAGATTTAAAGCGTGTCATTATTGAACTATCCGCAATCGTGGATAATAAAACAAAATACGTTTATTCGAAATAGGAGGAAATAAACATGGCAACAGTAGCAGGTCTATTATCAAAAGGAGCGGTGCTTTCTTATAAAGATTCATCAGGTTCAAAAACTATCGCAGCAGTAAAATCTATTCCCGCAATGGGAGCTGATCCCGAAAAAGTAGATGTTACTCACTTAGGTTCAGATAAGAAAGCATATATTGCAGGGATTCAGGATTCAGATAATTTGGAATTCGCAATCATTTATCAAGGAGACAACTTTAAAGATATTGATACTTTGGTCAAAGCTGGTAAAGCAGTTGAGTGGACAGTGACTTATTCTGATGGTATGAAAGTTGACTTTACTGGTCAACCATCTTATAAATTTGATGGTGTTGAAGTCAACCAAGCACTTGGATTTAATTTAGTAGTAGTTGTATCAGCAGGCCCTAACTTTACACCAGCTAGTCACTAATTTAGCAATTAAAGGTTAGTCAGAGTGGTGGCTAACCTTTTTATTTTTTATAAATATAGAAATCGGAGAAACAAAAATGACAAAAGCAACTATCGTAAAAATGCCTAACACAAAACAATTTGAATTCGGTGGATTGAATCTTCAATTACGTTTGGACGGAAACTCAATTCTTTCAATTGAAAAACGCTTGGATGAATCAATTGTTGGTTTGTTCTTGAAAGGTCAAGGAGAAGCGAAAATCCCAGCCACAAACAAATTGCTAATTGTATTACAAGGTGCTAATCAAACAAGTAATGTATCTGAAAGTGATATTGTTGCTGCGTTTGGGCGCTATGTTGATGAAGGACATTCAACTTTAGATTTATTTGCCGCAATCAATGAATTACTTGAAGAATCAGGTTTTTTCGGAAACAAGGAAACGGAGAAAGAGGCGACAAATGGGGTATCTCTGGACAGCGAACCAGTAGAGGAAGACAGCATTCTGTAAAAACCTACAATAATTTATCCAGCATGCTTGAGGATTTATACCCTCAGGCAGTCGAAGCTGGTATTTCTTCTACAGATTTTTGGGCGATGACTTTTGATGAAATCATGGTCCAAGTTGAAGCAAATAAAAAAAGGCATGAGAACGAGCTAAAAGAGAAAGCGATGTTTGATTATTCTCAACAAAGGCTTGCTATCTATGCTTTTAATGATCCAAAGAATTTTCCTAAATATGAAGATGCCTACCCTTTCTTGAATCAACTCAAAGAAGAAGTAGTGCAAGCCGTATCTGAGGAAGAAGAAAAGAAACAAGCGATGCTTACTGACCAAGAAATCATGCGACAAAATGCAATGTTAATTCAGGAAACTCGTAAAAGAAAAAGTCAAAAGACAAATTAAAAAGTATTGAATAGAAAAGGAGGTGAGAAATATGGAATTAGAAACCTTGGAAGTTTTATTAGACGTCAATACAGCCAGAGTTCAGGCGTCTTTGGATAAAATAATGCCAAATATTGAATCTGCTATGTCAAAAATTCAAAATATCACTGGGAAGTCTATGAAAAAGACTGAAGATAATTTGAATATTGATAAAGGTGCAACACAATTTGGCAAACAGTTAGAAAAAATGAATCAAACTTTTGAAAAGATGATGGGCCATCTTGAAAGTTCTTCTAAGAAATCATCAGAAAGTATTGGAGATAATTTATCTACTGGATTTAAGAAAGCACGTCCTAAAGTATCAAAAGAAATTGATGCTATGCTGAATGAAATTAATGCAAAAATGGGTCAAGCTAAAGCTGCTCAAGAAAAAGTAGCTTATCTTAAATCACAGCGTCAAAGTTCTTCAGCAAAAGGAGATGGTGGGCAAACGGTCAAATATGATGATCAGATTGCACGGGCCCAGGCATCAATGGTTAAATATCAAGACCAAGCAAAAAGTCTTGCTCGATCAATGAAGACTGAGTTTGATGCAGTGCCTTCGTCTTTAGAGCGAATTGCAAAAGTAATGGATGCCAATGAAGCTAAGTATTATACAATGCGTGAAAGTGTTCGAGCTTTACAAAAGGAATATCAATATCAACTAAAACCAGTCGGAAGTTTTGACAAAGGTTTTAAAAATGTTGATACTCCTGATTCATTGAAAACTGCTCAAAAAATGCAAGCACAGTCTGATAAAATGCAGAAGTTAGCAAGTAGTAACGATGTTCTTCAAAAAGAATATCAAAGAACAGAAGAGCGTGCAGAATCATTAAGAAAGGCAATAGGACGAATTAATTCAGTTCTTAGCCAATCGTCAATGGCAACTGGAACAGCTGCAGCTGGAGCTAGTATGACAGGTTCAGGATTGAAACAATCTGAGCGTGCTGTTTCTAAATATGGCGGAGTCTTCAACCGCATGTCAAACTCCATTTCTCACGGTGCTGGGGGAATTGGAAATGGATTGAAAAATTCATTTGGGATATTGGATAAATTTGGAAATCTCTTTTCGAGAAATTCAAATAAAGTCACACAAGGCACCCGTAGCATGTATATGGGTAATAATGCATTTCTTCAGTCTATGAAATATTTGTTGCCTTCATTAATTGTTTATCAATTAATTGGTGGAGCAATAAGTAAATTAGCTGGCGGAATGATGAGTGCATTGAAGACAAACGATCAGTTTTCAAATTCACTTAATCAGATTAAAGTCAACTTGATGACCGCATTCTATCCAATTTATACAGCCATCTTACCTGCAATTAATGCTATGATGAGCGCTATTGCTACGTTAACAGGACAGCTTGCAGCCTTCATTTCACAGTTGTTTGGTACAACTTATCAAGCTTCTAAAAAAGGAGCTGAGGGGCTGTATAATAACGTTCAAGCAATGAATGATACAGGTTCATCAGCGACTAAAGCGCAGAAAAAAGTTGATAAACTTCAACGTTCACTCATGGGATTTGATGAGATTAATCGTATTGGTTTGCAAGACAAAACTGATGATGATACTGACAAAGGCCAAGATACAAAAGCTCCAGGTATTGATTTTGGGGCTGCGACTGGTAATTATTCAACTCCTAAATGGATGAAGGATATGCAAGCCTTGCTTAAAGACTTCTTCAAACCTTTCCAAGATGCATGGAAAAACCAAGGACAAAAGGTTATTGATGCGTGGAAATATGCACTTGGAGAAGTTATTGGTTTAGCAAGTACTATTGGAAAATCCTTTATGGAAGTCTGGACAAATGGTACTGGCCAAAAATTCATTGAAAATCTATTAATTTTACTTGCGGATGTTCTTGGCATTATTGGTGATATAGCTAAAGCTTTTAAAGACGCCTGGGAAGATGATGGACGTGGCACAACATTAATACAAACAATTTTCGATATGTTTAATAGCATTCTTGGGCTATTACATTCTATAGCAGGTGCTTTTCGTGATGCTTGGAATGATGGAACAGGAGAAGCTATTGCTGCAAATCTTTTAGAAATATTTACAAATATTTTTAAAGCGGTAGGAAACATTGCTGACCAACTTAAAAAAGCATGGGATCAAGGTGGAGCTGGTAAAGAAATTTTCTCTATTATTTTAGGGATTATTAATAATTTGCTTACACATATTAATAATATGGCAAAAGCTACAGCTGATTGGGCAAAGACCTTGGACTTTACACCCTTGCTTAATGGAATTAAAAAGTTACTTGAAAGCATTCAACCTCTCTCTGATAATATTGGAGCTGGACTAGAATGGTTTTATAAAAATGTACTTTTGCCATTGGCTGGGTTTACTATTCAAGACTTAATACCCGCTTTCTTACAAGCTTTGGGTGGTGCAATAGATTTTGTAAATGGAGTAATCGAAGCTCTTAAACCAGCTTTCAAATTTTTCTGGGATAGTTTTTTGAAACCAATCGCTGAATGGACTGGTGGAGTAATTGTCGACGTCTTAAAAGGACTCGGAGATGTTCTTTCAACTATTGGAGATTGGTTATCTGAGCATGGAGAAGGGTTTTCTAATTTTGTTATAGCATTAGGAGCATTTGCCGCTGCAATTAAAATTATTGGAGCGATTGGTACTGTAGTTGAAGTTCTTTCGGGGATATTTGCTTTTCTAGGAAGTATTGGAGGATTAGGGGGCGTATTATCTGCTGTCGGAACTGCTATAGGAGGAATTGTCAGTATTTTGGGTGGTCCAATAACAATAGCTATTGCAGCAGCAATTGCAATTGGTGTACTCTTATACAAAAACTGGGATACTATAACCGAAGCAGCTGGTAAACTTGGGAAATGGATAGGAGAGAAATGGGATAGTATCAAGAAAGCTACTGGTGACGCTTGGGACAATGTTAAGAAGGCAACTTCTGATAAATGGAATGAAGCCAAGAAATCAATAAGCGATACGGCCGATTCTGTAGGTACTAAGGTTTCTACTAAGTGGGAAGAAATCAAAAAAGGAACAGGCGATGCTTGGGACAATGTTAAAAAATGGACTTCTGACAAGTGGAATGATACCAAAAAGTCTGTTCACGATACTGCTGATTCTATTGGTTCAAAAGTTTCTACAAAATGGAACGAGATAAAAAGTGGTACTGGTAATGCATGGGATAATGTGAAAACATCAGTTTCTAATGCTGCTAATACTGCAAAAACAAATGCTTCAAATGCGTGGTCTAACATGAAAGACAAAATGGGTGGCTACGCTCATACTATCAAGTCTAACGCCAAAGGTGCGTTTGATAATGTTGCCTCTTGGGCTTCTGGTATGGGTGAGAAAATAGGAAAAGGCCTTGAAAATGGAGTAAATGCAGTTAAAAGAGGTGCAGCTGCAATTGGTAATGGCATTGCTGGAGTTATAGGTGGTGCGGTCAATGGAGTTATTGACGGCATTAACTGGATTCTCAACAAAGTTGGAGCTAATGGTAACTTAGGACATTGGAATGTTCCTACCTTTAATGCTTATGCCAATGGTACAAATGCTCACCCAGGAGGACCAGCATTAGTAAATGATGGCTCAGGGAGTCAATGGCAAGAGATGTATCGGACACCGGATGGTAAAACTGGGCTATTCCCTAAAGTGAGAAACCTCATGGTTGATTTACCAAAAGGAACCCAAGTATTGAGCGGTGCTAAAACTGCAAAAGCAATGTCAGGAATGCCTGCTTATGCAAACGGTATCGGTAATTGGATGGGTGAGAAATGGAATCAAGCCAAAGAAATGGTTGGCGATATTTGGGACTATGCTACTCATCCAGAAAAGATTTTAAACATTGCAATAAGCAAGTTTACTAACCTTTCTCAAGCAGTTGAACCTGCGTTATCTATTGCGACTGGTGGTATATCTACTATAGCTAATGGAGCGATGGGAATGATTAAAAAGGCATTCTCAGAAGGTTCAGAAAGCCCATCTGGTACTAGTGTCGAACGTTGGCGACCAGTTATTAAAAAGGCTTTGTCAATGAACGGTGTATCAACTTCTGAAAACTATGTCAATGCTTGGCTAAGACAAGTACAAAGCGAATCAGGAGGTAATGAGAAAGCTGTCCAAGGTGGATATACTGACATTAATACAATCACTGGTGACTTGGCCAAAGGATTGTTACAAACCATCTCGGCCACATTCAATGCAAATAAATTCCCAGGTCATGGAAATATCTTTAACGGATATGATAATGCACTTGCGGCAATTCATTACGCTATGGGACGTTACGGTGACCCAGGGATGCTTCAAGTTATTGGTCATGGACACGGATATGCAAAAGGTACGCCTTATGTTCCTGAAGATCAATTAGCAATGATTCATGAAGGAGAAATGGTTGTTCCTGCTAAATATAACCCTTATAACTCTATCAGTGATTTCAAATCATTTGAAACATTGCAATTGCCTGAAATGTTCACAGACAAGCCAACTGATTACAGCAATTCTGGAAGCTTTGGTGGAGGACAAGATGTATCAAATTATGGTTTAGCAAATATAAATGGTTCATTAACAAGTGCCATCATGTTGCTTGTTCAATCTTTAGGCGCACAAACTAGCCAAACTTCAAATGGAGATATTGTGATAAATATCGGAGGCAGAGAGTTTGGACGAATTGCAGTTTCAGAAATCAATAAATATCATCAACAGCTTGGGTACACTGAGCTTAATATTTAGAAGGAGGGATTATGTCTGCCGAATTACAATTTAATGGAGTGACGGTCAAAACTCCTAAAGAATTCAGCGTCAGTATTTCAACAATTGACTCTGACTCATCAGGGAGAAATGCAAATGGAGAAATGGTAAGAGATGTCATTGCTCAAAAAACTAAATTAAACATTAAATGGGGCCCGTTAAGTGACTCGGAAGTGTCTGATATTTTGCAAAGAATTAATCAACCATTCTTCGTAGTAATCTATCCAGACCCACAAATTGGAAGACAAAGAAGTAAAACTTTTTATGCTGGGGATTCTACAATGCCTTCTTACTCATGGAATGATAAGTTTAAAGCGATGAAGTGGGAAAACTTATCTGTAAACCTGATAGAAAAATAGGAGGATAAAAAATGTTAAATGTCTCAGATGATTTTAACAAAGCCATGAAAGCAGAAAATCGAAGATTTGAGACTCGAATAAAAGTTGGCGATAAAGTTTTTACAAAAAACGATATCAATAGTTGGGTATACAGTGGTGGCTCTATTTCTGGTGAAACATTTCAAATAGGTTCAACATTTTCAAATTCTATAAAAATAGAATTTTGTTCAATACTTGAAAATATTAAAGAGTTAACAGAAGTCACTGTGGAAGTTGGAATAGCAACTTATGATGCAGATTATAATTATGATAATATCTCTCCTGAAAAAGTGGGAAGTGCAAGAGTGGGCTATGCTAAATTGATTCATTATAAACCAACGGTTTATGAGTATGTATCAATTGGTACTTTTTATGTCACTAAATGTGACCCAGATAGAAACGAAAACAAAACGACACTTGAAGCAAGTGATCATTTTGTTTTTTTAGAAAATGAGTATGTTTCTGAACTGACCTACCCTGCTTCTATTCGAGATGTTGCGTTAGAAATTGCAAATAAAAGTGGTTCGATTATTAATGAAACAAATTTTTCAATGATTAGTACTTCAAAAATAAATAAACCTGAGGGCTATACTTTCAGGCAAGCAATAGGTTTAATTGCTCAGTTTGAAGCCGGTTATGCAAGGTTTAGCCGAATAAATCAATTGGAGATCGTGCAATTAATTGACCCTAAATTTGCTGTTTCTCCCGCAGAATATTTCCAAAAGGGACTAACTAAAAATGAATTGATGTACAAAATTGGCGGTATCTCTTGTACTGTCTCTGTTCAAAGTGAAAGCGGGAATGAACAAGTTACTTATTTAGCTGGTAGTAATACTGGTCCTCAGATTGTTTTAGAAAATAAAGTAATGACTCAAAGTTTGCTTGAAACTATTTATCAAAAAATAAGTAATGTCAATTTTTATCCTTTTACTTTAAATTGGAGAGGTAATCCAGCACTAGAAACTGGAGATTGGTTAACGCTCACGGATAGAGATGGCAAACCATTTAAAACTCCTAATTTGAGTTACACCCTAACTTTTAAAGGAGGGTTGACAGCAACTAGTTCAGCCAACACTAATTCTTCAGCTCAAACAGTATCAGCATATTCTCCACCGCTTAATCAAATTATTAAAGATATTAATTCTCGTGTTGATGCAGCTGGTAAAAATTCAATTTATGACGGAACAGAGGAACCTCCTTATCCCAAAGAAGGAGATATTTGGTTCAAAAAGAATGGCCCAGATGATGAAATATGGATTTATACAAAACTTGCGGATAGAACTTACGATTGGGTAATGACTACCTCTACAAGATTATCTGATGAAATTCAGGAAAAAATTGATAATTCCGTTCCATCTGATGAAATTGTCAAAACAATCAATTTATCAGAAGAAATGGACGGTAAAGAGTGGTTAAAAATTACGGGTGCAAAAATTTGGCTAACTGATCAAACTCGAATAGATGATGCTATCATTCAAGACGCAATGATTGGAAATCTAAGTGCCTCAAAACTAACGGCCGGAACTATTAATGCCTCGGATGTAAATATTATTAATTTAAATGCTTCAAATATATCAACTGGAACTTTGAAAGCCGTTGATATAGAAGGTGTAAAAATCACGGGTTCTAAAATTACCTCTGTCGGGGAAGATTTTTCAATGCTTCAAGATAATGGAGCGATTACTTGGATAAGAAATAGTGATGGCAAAGAAATTTTTAAATTCTTTACTACATTAATGAATTTGAAAGAAGGAAATGTACGACTTGAGGTTTCAGATTCAGGTTCTTTATCAATATATAGCAAAAAAATGAATAAAAATTTCCTAAGCTTTTCTGGTGTTGGTACCAATATGTCAGGATACGCAAATTTAGACAAATTAAGTATCACTGGGGATTCTAATTCACTTTCTTATACACCGACAAACTTTGAATATCAATCTAGTGGTGACAATAGGCCCAATTTAAGAGTGGGAATAACTGGCTTCAAAATAGGAAGTAATGCAACTTACCTATCAGGAGATAACAATGGAGCAATAACAGCTGTAGCAAGTGCTTTAAACATTTTAAGTAATGTTAAAATTAGCCAATTCACTAATATTGGTGGAAATCTTAGTGTTAACGGTAGTCTAAGTGTAATTGGTTCTAAAAATGCTGCTCATGTCACAAGAGACGGGCTTAGATTAACTCCAGCCTATGAAACGGCTGAGTCATACTTAGGTGATATCGGAACAGCAGAAACCGGTGAAGATTGCACAGTTATTATTCCTATTGAAGAACATTTTTCTGACGTTATTAATACAGATTATGAATATCAAGTGTTTTTACAAAGCTATAGTGAAGGATTTGCTTATGTTGTATCAAGAGACAAAACCAGTTTCACTGTGCAATCATCCGGTCCTAATCTCCCTTTTGCATGGGAAATTAAAGGTAAAAGGAGAGGCTATGAAAATGACCGCTTGACTTTGACTGATATGAAGTTTGAAGAAATTAAAGAAATTGAAGAACAAAACTTTAAAGAGGAGGAATCATGAATAAAGAAATTGATGCAGAAAAATTGATTAACAAATTACTATCTAAGATTACTCAGTTAGAATTTGATAATGCTAAATTATCAGTATTAGTTGAAACTTATGAGCAAGAAAATTCTAAGGAGGTTGGAAAATAATGAGTTATGAAAAGCAAACTTGGAATAAATATGACGATTTAAAAACTGAGGAAGAAAATATCGAAAATGGTGCGGTTGTTACTGATAATCGTATGAACCATATGGAAACTGGTATTGGTGATAACGATGCTAATCTTGCTTCGCATCTTGTAGATAAAAATAACCCTCATAAAGTTACGGCTACACAAGTCGGGCTTGGCAATGTTCAAAACTTTGGTTTAGCTACAGAAGATGAGGCTAAGCAGGGAATTAGCAATGCTAAATATATGACCCCTAGCCTTACTCAAGCGGTATTATCAGCTAATATTAACTCAATCGCCTATGCCAACAGCGCAGACGGCACGGACGGTTTCACGACTGTTTATCCGAATTTGAATTTGTTGAAAAACACGAGAACTTTATCATCAACTTCAACTACAACAGTTTGGGATACTTTATTTAGTTCCAGCCAAATATATGATTCTGCAATTAAATCTAAATCTGGAGTTTCAGCAATGAACTTTAGTTTCGATATCCATGTGCCATTGAATGCTATAGTTGGAAGTGCAATTTCTATCCAGCTTAAAGGTCAAAGTTCTCAGGCTTATGGAAATATTGGAACTGATGATTACAACACAATTGTAGGTTCTTGCTGGTATCCTATTAAACAAAGCGATTTAGGTAAAATAATTCGTGTAAGTAGTCCAGTAGAATTAGGGGCTAAATATCAGTCTTTTGATAGTGCTTTAGCTGATACTGATAGCATTACCATTAGACAATCATCAAACATATCAGGATTTGTGTATTCTGCCATCAAACTTGAAACAGGCTCAACCGCCACTCCTTGGATGCCCTCAGCTAGTGAAGCCACAATAAATGATTATCCAAAGTATGTAGGATTCAGCAACACAGTTAAAACAAATAAGTCTGCTAGCGATTATACTTGGTTTCCCGTTAAAGATTCAGAACTAACAAATAAAGTTGAATCTCATATCAACAATAAAGCTAATCCGCATGCAGTAACCGCAAGCCAAGTTGGGGCTTACTCAAAAACTGAAGCAGATGTAAAGTTTGCGACAGGACAATCACTGATAGATTTATCAACGACTGTTAAAGGTAAAGCTGATGATTCCGCAGTGGTTCATAAAACTGGTGATGAAACAATTGGCGGTAAAAAAACATTTACAGAGGAAATAAAACAAAAAAATGATGTAGATTGGACATATATCCCAGATTCATCTAATAGAGCTGAGTACATGAGACGAGGAGATACAGTAACGATTCGCTGGGATTTCACTTCGACCGGAAATTACGATATCTCTCTTGGGTCACTTCCAACGGATTTTGCACCAAGAAAAAGAATCTTTAAATCAATCCCAGAAGCAAGTGCTACTAGCGCTTTGCATGTTTTACAAATTAACGCTTTTTCGGGCGGAAGTCCTGGAGCGATTATACTCTTTAAAGCAACAACTAATGCAGTATTTTTGGGTCAAGAAAGCTTTGTGGTAATTTAATAACAAACCTATCAATAGATAGGTTTTTAATATGAAAGGAAAAATAAAATTGGAGTATCAATTATTAGAAAGTAGGGGGTATGGATGCATTAGTACATGAAGGATGGCTTTTTTTCAAGCTTGTTATTGATAATTGGGCCGCTCTTCTTATAATTTCTGGTATTTTTGGTTGGATGTATCGAAAAATGACCAAGAAGCAAGAAGAACAATTAAGAATACTTTTAGTAGTCATTAAACGTGTTGAGCTTGGAGAAGCAATTCATCATGATTACGGCTTACAAATTGTCAGTGGTATTTTTGATGAATATACAGCGTTAGGGGGCAATCACTATGCTCACGAAATTTACGAAAAGTATAAAAAGGAGAAAGAAAATGATTTCAAATGACAAAGTTTATAACATTATTAAATGGGCGGTTTTAACAGCATTACCAGCTCTTAGTGTATTTATTGGAGTAATTGGCAAAGCCTACGGTTGGGGTGGAACTGATTTAGCTATCATTACTTTGAATGCATTCACGGTATTCTTGGGAACATTAGCTGGAGTAAGTGCTGTTAAATATAATAACCAGCCAAATGATACGGAGGACAATAAATGAAAAAAGTAATTAAAAAAGCTGCCATTGGAATGGTAGCTTTCTTTGTTGTTGCAGCAAGTGGACCAGTATTTGCGGCAGTCGGTGACCAAGGGGTGGACTGGTCAAAATATAATGGAGACTATGGTAACTTTGGCTATGCTCATGATAAATTTGCTTTTAGCCAAATCGGAGGAACTTACGGTGGAACCTTTGTAGACCAAGCCACCTATGAAACGCAAGTAGCTTCAGCAATTGCTCAAGGTAAACGAGCCCATACTTATATTTGGTATCAAGTCGGAGGTTCCCAAGAAGTAGCCAAAGCAGCACTTGACCGCTATTTACCAAGAATTCAAACACCAAAGAATTCTATTGTTGCTTTAGACTACGAAGGTGGAGCAAGTGGAGATAAGCAAGCAAATACTGATGCGATTCTTTACGGAATGCGACGTGTAAAAGCGGCTGGATATACTCCAATGTATTATTCTTACAAGCCTTACACTTTGGCCAATGTCAATTATAATCAAATCATCAAAGAATTTCCTAACTCATTATGGATTGCGGCATATCCAAATTACGAAGTAACACCAGTTCCAAACTATAGCTTCTTCCCAAGTATGGACGGAATTTTAGTATTCCAGTTCACATCAACTTATGTTGCTGGCGGACTTGATGGAAATGTTGATTTAACGGGAATCACAGATAATGGATACGGAAAACAGAAAGGCCAAGAAGTTAAACCCAATACTGCTACACCGGCCATTGAAAATGGTAAAGAAGCCAATGAAGTTAAAGGAAACGATGTAGAAGTTGGAATGACGGTTAAAGTAAACTTTGGCGCTAAGAATTATGCCACAGGAGAAACAATTCCTCAATGGGTAAAAGGTCAACCACATAAAATCATCCAGAAGAATGGAGATACTGTCTTGCTTGATGGTATTATGAGCTGGTTATCCGTTCATGATGTGGAAACTATTGATGCTTCTACAAGCCAGCCAACGACACCCGCAAAAAGTTATATTGTAAAACAAGGTGATACACTTAGTGGCATTGCATCAAACTGGGGTACAAACTGGCAAGAATTGGCTCATCAGAACAGTTTATCTAACCCGAACATGATTTATGCAGGTCAGGTTATTCACTTCACAGACGGTCAATATGGGGCTACAGCACGAACTTACACTGTACAATCTGATGATAATCTTTCATCAATTGCGAGCCGTTTAGGAACAACAGTTCAAAGCTTAGTTTCAATGAATGGCATCTCAAATCCTAATTTGATTTATGCTGGTCAAACTTTAAATTATTAAAATTAAAACCCGCTTCGGCGGGTGTTTTTTTAAATATAATTTATTCAAATAACATTTTTTATTGACAAGTAGCAAAATATTTTGTTATAATATCTTTATCAAATGACAACATCCTCGTATCCATTAAGGACAGACAAGCTCTGACGCGGGGATTTTTTTATATTTTATAAGGATATATTATATGAATGCTGAATCCATTAGTTTTGAAAAACAACTTGACCTTTTTAGTGAAAGAGGAATGAAAGTTAATAGAGAAAATAAAGAAAAGAATATTGGAAAGTTAAAAACTATTGGTTATTATAGGTTAAAGGAGTTCGCCAAACCGTACTCAGATATTACACAATCAGAGACTGGAGAAATCTCAATAAAGTATAATAATATTAGCTTTGACAATATTGTAGGTAGATATTATCAGGATAAGAACCTTAGAATGTTTTTATTACATGCGATTGAAAAGATCGAGGTATCAATAAAAACAAATTTAGCATATATTTTAGGAAAAAAGTATGGAGCTTTCGGGTATCTAAATTTCTCGCACTGGGCAAGCAAAAAAAAATATAGTAAGTTTGAAATACTAGAAAAAGAATATCAATTTAAAAAACAACTAAAAAAATCTATAAAAAAGACCTCTATTGATGATGTAAATTATGATAAGAATAAAGAAGCAGATGGGTTCCCTTCTGTATGGATTACAATGAATGTACTTATGTTTGGAGAAATGGTCAATATAATTGATTTGTTACCAAGTAAATCTTTAAGAGAACTGGCCTCTAAATATGATTGCAAGGGTGAAGAATTTATTTCATGGATAAAAACGCTTAATCTTGTAAGAAATATATGTGCTCATAACTCAAATATTATTGATTTTAAATTGAAAACAAAACCCATTTACAGAAAAAAATGGTCTAATTATCTATGTACGATTCAGTCAAATGATAATGATATATTAACGGATAAATTTGCAGTAATTCTAATAATAATTAAGCATTTTATTTTTAGAATAAATAGTAAGTACTACTGGTCCAATATTAACAAAAGTCTATTAAAAATCACAAATAAATCGGAACAAAATGCTAGAAGGATTGGTTTTAAAAATTGTGAAAGTTTAAATCAATTTATTAAAGTATCTGATCCCAGTTAACTTCTCGCCCTCCGGGGCGTTTTTCTTTGTTCTCGTTAAGAAGTTTGCTATAATTAAATTTCTAACACTGACACCCCTTAATTGGGGGTCTTTTTTTGTTAACAAATGTTACTGTTTTTCTTAAAATAAATTAGTATAATATCCTTATCATAAATGCTATTCCAAATACAAATACAAATAACTAAGTGTTTTGGGAGAGATAAAGCGCTCTTTTCCAAAGCGAGGGCGCTTTTTTCTTGACAACGGAAATGGAAAGTTATATAATTTTTACATCCCAAAAAATACTTTTTTAATAAATTCATTCCTTAGCGTCCCTCTCCTAACTGGGGCGCTTTTTTTATGCTATAATATAGTCGGGATGTTTGTGAGATTTCATCCTATTCCTAGAGTCAAGCCATTCTTCGGAGTGGCTTTTTTTATTTATTAAAAAAGTTGTATAATAGTTTTAGTGGATGAGAAAAACATTCATTTACAAACACTTGATAATCTGCAGCTCCATCCACACAGATCTTATATAATAACGAAGATATGTGCTGCAGATTGTCATATTTTGGTTCTTTAGCTCAGTTGGTAGCTAACCGTTCGGTCGCTGGTTCGAGTCCAGCAAGAACCATAATGCCCCTTTGTAGCCCCTTTTTATAAAATAGCTCATTTAAATGTTAGTTTTAAAGTATTTACCTCTGTCGCTAGGATAGAGTTTTTTATATTAAAAAAGTACAAGCTGATACAGGTAGTACGGCATAAAATATTCACAATAAATTAAATATTTAGGAGCAGAATCAATAGAGGCTATGGGTATAAAAAATTACATCAATTTATAATGTTGTTTTTTAATAACAAAGTAATTTAAAATTTGTTTTGTTGTAATTTAGTAACCAAAGAGTTATAATGTAATTGTCGATTCTATCTCATTTATAAGAGGTGATTATATATGTCAGAAAGCAAAATCAAAGAGGAAAAAGTACTCGCGCTTAAAGCCATAGAAAAACAGACGGAAGCTTACAAAAATTTAGCTGAAATCATCAATAAGGAATTAGAAAGTGAGGGAGAATTATCTGATAAATCTTCAAAGCGTTTGAAAGATTATATAGAAAAGAATATTGAATCATTAACAATGTTTGAACCAGAACTTACCTCTTCTGAGATTTTTAATCGTGTGATAAAAGAGTCTCAATTTACAAAAATAATGAATGGTGCAAATGGATATCTTGCCTATGACAATTGGAATAAGAAATACGTGTATCATGTCACTAAGGATCCAGTAAGTGCGGTTGCTGGAGTACTTGCTAATGGATGGGGCTCGGCAGGAGCTGGTTTTGGTCCTCAAACAGGGGGACCTTCAGGAAAGTTGTGACTCTATGGAAAAATTTGCTATATCTAATGATCAAGAGTTTTTAGAAATCCTTTATAATTATGCTTTAAATCCTAATATTAAAGATAGGGAAAGAAAAATTGTTCAATTGGGACGTAAGGAATTAGAAAATAAAGTCTACTCTCTTTCAGTCGCAAATAGAATGGTCGCCTCTTTTCAAAGAGAGGCTATAAGTTCCAGACTATCAAAAGACACTTCGGTTTTATATAATAGTCTAAAGGATTATATTAGTAAAAACATTCCCCTTGGTACTCCAAGAGTGGCTGGGATAAATGCAGGATATGACCTCTAGAAGGTTCCAGATTCAAGATAAGAAAAGTATTTGTAAGATGAGATGAATTGATGAAAACCAGCTTTATATTGGCTGTTTTTTCTATAAAAACTTGAGATTTAAATAAAAGATTTTATAAAAAATCTATATAATAATTTATCCGATAAGAATAGTGACACTGTTTACCGTAAAATAGATGTCTGGCACAAATAAAAGTTATCCAAAATAATGGAGAGTTAACATGACTTAAAGTAAGAAATTTGTCCAAGTCGCCTTTTCAAACTTCGCAAAAAGTAAAATTTATAATATAATAGATAGCTGGGGCTCTTTTAAGGTTGCGAAACATAAAGAGAGTTTATCCTCTAAAAAAAGGAGAAAAAATGGGAGAAAATACTGTTCCTCAAAAATCTAGTGATAATGTGGGCTCAATAGTGGCTTTAATGGTCGCCCTATTGGTAGCAATCTTTGCTTTTCAGCTTAATGCTTCAATGCTCTCGCCTGCTTTGGTTACCATGCAGGCTCAATTACATACGACAGCTTCGTCTATAGCACTGACACAAACCATCTTTTTTACAGCTGCGGCCTTATTTGCTTTGTTTTTGCCTCGTTTGGCAGATTTAATTGGACGAAAAAAAGTTCTGATTGGGATGCTTACCTTAACAATGATTGGTTGTCTTATTTCTGGATTTGCGACTAATGTAGGAATTTTGATGATTGGTCGTATCTTACAAGGTGCTGCTGGACCTGTAGTTCCACTTTGTTTAATCATCTTGCACGTGAAAGTGCGTGATGAGAAGAGATATGCAAAATTAATGGCCATACTTACTTCAATTAATGGTGGAATTGCTGGAGTTGATGCCTTAGCAGGTGGCTGGTTAGTGAGCCATGGTGGTTTCCGTTCAGTATTTTTTGTTATGGGAATTACGGCAGCACTTGCTATTCTTTTAGTAAGTTTTGGAACGCAAGAGTCAACTGCAAAAGATACACCAAAAATGGATTGGACTGGAGTCATTCTTTTAGTAGTAGCAATGGGTGCGCTCTTGAGTGCGGTTAATGCTTTGCAAGGAAGCTTTGGAAATCTTGGACTTCCTAATTGGCTTTTAGCTTCAATCTTGGCTCTTTTGGGTCTGATCTGTTTCGTTGGATTTTGGCAAGTGGAAAAACGAGTGAACCATCCGATGGTTCCTATTCATTATTTGAAGCAAAGAAGAACATGGGGATTATTAATTACAACTCTATTAACAATGACTGGTGTTTTTGCAATTATGAATGGAATTATTCCTGCTTTAGGTCAAGATGGTAAGTTTGGTTTGGGACTTGGGGCAGATATGGTTTCTCTTGTTACCCTTACTCCTTATGCGCTTGCTGGCTTATTCTTTGGACCTGTTTCAGGCTTCTTGGCTGCTCGCTTTGGTTTTGCGAAGGTCCTTCGAGTGGGGCTTTTAACGACGATTATCGGAATAGTTTTGGCTGTTGCTGGCGTGCTACAACCTTCAATCTGGCTTTTATTGTTGGTATCTACCTTCATTGGGATTACCTATGCTGGGATAACAAATATTATGTTAAATGGTCTCGGAATTGTGCTTTCACCAGAGGATAATCCAGGCTATCTTCCAGGATTAAATGCTGGAATGTTTAATCTGGGAGCTGGTCTCAGCTTCATTATTTTATATGCTGTACCAACAGTTTTACATACGAGTGTTGGTGGAAGCAGTTCTGGTTATATTTCTGGGATTGTTACAGGATTGATTCTTGTTATTATTGCTTTCTTTACTTCGTTTTTGATTCCAGATTCTAAAGACTGTAAAATAAACCTTGAATAA